TCACTCCGTACAACGAACACTTCGATATGGTATTTACCTCACCACCATACTTTAGCGTAGAGCGTTATAGTTACGATGATACTCAAAGTTGGGTTAGATACAAAGATATAAACGATTGGAACAAAGATTTCTTACAAACGACCTTGGGTAATATTTGGGGAAGTATTAAGAGTGGTGGATACTTATTAGTGAATATATCAGACGTCTATACAAATTCAAAATGGTCAACCGATAGAGGTTGGTTAGAAATCTGTAATCCTATGAATGATTACTTATCCAAGTTAGGGGAGTATCAAGGATGTATTGGAATGGAATTAGCCAAACGACCTAATAGTGGTGGAGCTGGAACAGCAAAAAGCTACGAAGGTTCAGTATGGACAGAAAAATCATTAGAAAATAAACAAGATAAGAAATTTTGTGAACCAATATGGGTATGGAAAAAGAAGTGACAGAATTTACAGTAAATATGACAGATGGGGAACATATGTACCCACACTCAAATGGTGAAATCTGGCAAAAATATAAAATTGTAAATGGAAATCCTCATGGTAAGTGGCAATATTTTCACCCAAATGGTAAAATTAGTATTGATGAAAAGTATGACAACGGATTAAAAGTAGGTCAATGGTCATCTTTCCACGAAAATGGTCAGAGGTGGTCTGAAGAAAATTATTTAAAAGGTAAACGACATGGTATTTTTAAAAAATGGAGATACGATGACGTTTTGGAATACGAAGGTCGATATAAAAATGACAAGAAAAGTGGTTTATGGGTTCATTATTATGATACTGGAACACAAGAACATCTTCGAACCTATAAGGATGGTAATATAAATGGAACTGAATATGGTTTTAATAAGATTGATGGGAAACTATGTTCTAAGATTGATTATAAAGATGGTAAACTGCATGGAAAGCATTTTGAATACACTTCAACCAAAAGAGTTACTCTGATTGGTAATTGGAAGAATGATAAGAAAGATGGGATTTGGAAAGGGTTTCACGAGTCTAATGGTTCAAAGTGGTATAGTTGTACATATAAAAATGGAATTCCGGTAGGTGATTGTTTTTATTGGCAATCAGATGGTATGATAAAAATCAGATGTTCTTACAACGATATCGGTAAATATGAAGGAAGTTGGACCGAATGGTATATGTCAGGAGAAAAAAGAAGTACTGGTTCATATAAAAATGGAATAATGGATGGTAAGTGGACTTATTACTATGAACGTGGTAAGGTGGAATATACATTTACTAAAGTAGATGGTGAAGTTGTAGGGGGACGGGTTTATCATCCTAGCGGAAAACTTAGATTAACAAATAAGGTAAATACATGATAAGTTTTATAGTTCCGTTTGTGACGGTAGAAAAAGATAAATTTACAAATTTAAAAACTCAAGTGGATGTACCATGGCCATCGTATAATGAATTTCATATTTCAAACTCAACAGATATAGTATATTCTACTGTAAAAACAATTAAGAATATTAATAGTTTAAAATGTGAAAAAGAAATATTGATAATAGATAATAGTCATACATTTCCTAAGTTAGAGTTACCCAATGTTAGAGTAATAAAGGGATGGCAGGCACTTACACGAGAAGAACTTATAGATATTCCTGAGTTTTGGGAACACCGAGATATACAGACAAGTTTAGATAACTTTGAATGTTTAGAAATGTGGGTATCTTTGGCATTTCACTTGGGAACACGTCATGCAAAAGGTGAGTATATTGTTCTACAGCACAATGATGTTTTTTATCATAGAGATTGTATGGATGAAATGATTCAACAGATGAAAGAAGAAGAGCTCGAGTACATTTCAGTTGATAATAAAAAAATATGGATTCAATCTTATATTTTACATAAAGATAAACTCGATCCTTATCTAAAAGAACATAAATCACAAGAAATAGAATTTCTACCAGAACATGGTGGATGTGTAAAGACACAAAAAATAGGATTTGCAGATGCGTATTTTTTCCTATGTAAGAGAAAGTTCTTTGATACTTATAATGTAGATTGGGTATACCAAAATACAAATCATGGGGCAACTATGTATTGTCTTGAGAACAATTTAAAGTATCTCCACTTAGGTCCGTATCACGATAATCCAAATTGGGAAACTGAAAATGAACTCCGTGTATATGATTATAAAGACGAACCATTCTTAACCCACTTAAAAGGTGGATTTTCGGAAAATAAAATGTCATCTGAGGATTACAAAGATGAATTTAATTATTATTTAGAGGAATTAGATAATGCAAACTGAACATACCCTATGGGTAGAAAAGTATCGGCCTTCAACACTCGACACTTATATTGGTAATGACCAATTAAAGAGTAAAGTCGCTGTGTATTTGGAGAGTGGAGACTTACCACATCTTTTACTGTTTGGAAAGGCTGGTACAGGTAAGACCACTCTCGCAAAACTACTCGTTAATAATATAGATTGTGATTATCTGTATATTAACGCGTCAGATGAGAACAATGTAGACACCGTGAGAACAAAGGTTAAGAGTTTTGCCTCCACGATGGGATTCAAGGATTCTAAGATTATAATCCTAGACGAGTGTGATTACATCACACCAAATGCTCAAGCCGCACTTCGTAATCTAATGGAGACATTCTCAAAACATTGTAGGTTTATCTTGACTTGTAATTTTGTTGAAAGAATTATTGACCCGATACAATCTCGATGTCAGGCATTTCAAGTCATTCCACCAAGTAAGAAAGATGTGGCCGTTCATTTGAGTAATATTTTAAAACAAGAAGAAATTGAATCAGAATTATCTGATATTGGATTGTTAGTGAATAGTGGTTATCCTGATATAAGACGAGTAATTAATGGGGCACAGCGACAATCCGTTGGTGGTAAGTTGGTTATTGATAAACAGAGTATTATAGAGAATGATTACAAGTTGAAGTTATTAAAGATTTTAGAAACCCAAGATAGAAAAAATGCATTCAATAATATTCGTCAGTTAGTAGCAGACGCAAAAATTACTGATTTTGCAGATTTATTTCGACTTCTATATGATGAAGTTGATACTTATGGTAAAGGACATATTGCCTCTTGTATCTTGATTATAGCAAAATATGAATTAAGTGATGCCCAAGTAGTTGATAAAGAAATCAATGCTATGGCAATGTTAATAGAGATATTACAAACAATAAAATAAAGGAGTCGTAATGTATTACGAAGCACAGGTTGTATTTACTGAGGAAATCGATACTAAAAATGGAGTTAAGGAAAAGAAAGTCCGACGCAACTATTTAGTAGAGTGTGATTCAGTATCAGTAGCAGAAGCAAGAGTAACTGAATTTCTAAAAGATTCAGCATTTTTCTTCGAAGTAAAAGTGGCTAAGGAATCTAAAATAGTAGACGTAGTGGAGGCACCGTGAACGGAAAATATTGGGGTGAGGTAAAACCAAAGACACCTAAAAGTGCACAGAATAATAATACTGATAAACACATTTCGGTTCAAGAGAATAAAATCTATTACTATGCAGGTGTAAATAGAGATAGTGCGGTAGAACTCAACAAGAAGATTGCAGAATTAGAATCAAAGAGTCTATCTTTATCAAATAGTTTAGATATTGATCCTCCTTCTGTAAAGATAATGATAAATTCAGGTGGTGGTTCTATTGTGGCAGGTATATCATCTATGGATACCATAATAAGAAGTAAAGTTCCAATTCATACTTATGTGGATGGATTTGCAGCAAGTGCAGCAACATTTTTGTCGGTAGTTGGTGATTATAGATTTATGAGTAGAAATTCATATATGTTAATCCACCAATTATCAAGTAATTTTTGGGGAACATATGCTAACTTCGAAGATGAAAAACAAAATCTTGACTTGATGATGAAAACCATTAAAGGTGTGTATAAAAAATATACTAAAGTTCCAATGAAAGAACTTGATACTATATTAAAACACGACTTACTATGGGATTCTCAGAAATGTTTAGATATGGGAATGATTGACGAGATAATATGATGAAGGTATTGGTTGTAGGGGATAGCTGTAAGGATATATTTGTGTATGGTGACATCACACGAATAAGTCCTGAGGCTCCCATTCCAGTATTTGTTCCCACACATACAGAAAAAAATGATGGAATGGCTCGTAATGTTTCTCATAATATAGAATCATTAGAAATGGACATACACACCATCACTAATCAAAATGGAATAGTTAAGAAACGATATGTAGATAATCGTAGTGGTCAGATGGTATTGAGGGTGGACGAACATGATTATTGTGAACGGATACCTACCAAAACATTACAAGGTATAAGTAATAACAAGTTTAAGTATTATGGTATTGCCGGTGATGTACAACATATTGATGCAATTATCATATCAGATTATTGTAAGGGATTTTTAGAAGAAAGTGATATAGAACATATTTGTAAGTATAATAAAAATGTATTCGTGGATACTAAAAAACAAATTGGTTCTTGGATACAAGGTGCAGACTTTATCAAGATAAATGAATTGGAGTATCAAAAAAACCATGAGTTATTATCTAATGATGGATTTGAAGAAAAACTAATAGTTACATTGGGTAGTAGGGGATGTAGATATAAAGACACAGAATATTCTGTATCCGAAGTACCTATTAGAGATGTTAGTGGGGCAGGAGATACATTTCTTGCCGGATTAGTTCGTGGATATTTAGATACAAATAATATAGTAGAGGGAATACAATTTGCACAAAAATGTACCACTATTGTAGTACAGAAACACGGAGTCGCAACCGTAGAATTAAAGGAGTTACAAAATGGCTAAAAGAAAACTACCACCTCAAGGTAGAAATCCTCAACAGAATATAGATTTGTCAAAGGCAGATACTATAAAGTGTGATGATTGTAATAATTACCTTTTTATTACATCACACGTAATCAAAAGAATCTCAGCAATAATGTCACCAAGTGGACAAGAAGCACTTGTGCCAGTTCAAGTATATAGTTGTGGAAATTGTGGAAAAGTTCCAAAGATGTTTTTAGAGGGTGCTGGATTAGGTGTAGAGCAGCCACCTAAAGAAGATTCACTTTCAAGACCTGATTTGGTGTAATGATTGAGTGTTTGACACCTGATGTGGGATGGTTTGAAAGAACAATGCCACCAAAGGTTATCAAGTATAAAATACACGATGATGAATTGATTCAATCACTCATTACGATGATGGATGAGACTGGTGATGAAATGGGACATGGAACTAATTTATTTTGTAGTATGACAGAATATAGGTCACAATTAAAATCAAAATACAAAATTGTTTTTGAAAATGTGATTTCTTTAGTTAATGGTATACTTAAAGAAAATAAATTAAGTTGTGAAACTGCTGATATTTGGTGTGCAAAATATACAAGTGGAGATTTTACAAGACCACACCAACATTCACCATCACCGTGGTCTTTCTGTTTTTATTTGAATGAGTTCAAAGAATTTCCACCATTAGAAATTGATGGTCATGGTAAGGTTAAACCTGAAAAGGGACTTTTAGTTGTTTTTCCAGGATGGGTTCAACACGAAGTAAAACCTAAAGAATTTAATGGTTCGAGATATGTATGTGCTGGAAATGTTTATAGAACTATGTGGAAAAAAGATGGTAAATTTCCAATTGAACTAAGAGGCATAATTAAATGATTAAAACTGAAGTATTACCAAATGTAATAGGTCCATTAATATATTACACATCGGATAACTTTTTATTGATGGATATTATCAAAAGTGGAAATTACAAAAATAATGATACATTCATTGGGTTGATAGAACAGAAATTAATACATTTTTCGGCCGTATTACCTGATAATTATAGTGAGATGTATTACAAGTTTGATGATGATAATTATAATACAAAAATATATATTTATTATAAAAGTCTTGATACATCCCATCAACATCTTGAAGTCCTTACAAAATCTGGTGGATTTTTTACTATATCTGGTATGAAATTTTCACCAATGTCAGATAATTCACTATTTATACTTGACAAATCATATGAAACAAATTTTAGACCTGATATATCATTTAATATGGACATTGTGAATAGACCAAAAGAAGGTTATAAAAAAATAGTTATAGGAGAAGTAAAATGAATACTACAGCAAGACTTACATTGGCATCAAAAAATTTACATGAAAATTCATCTGATGTTAGTATGCCATTCGCAGTTGAGGGAGCGTTTAATACATTTGAATTAAAGAGGATGAAAGAGTTACTTAAAGTGACTAATGTTACAGAAGGTGTGGCATTAACATCAGGTGATGCTCAATTTGGTAATCGTGGTGAAGACTCAGCAAGACTTGCATATGAAACAGTTATTCCAATGACCAATGATTTTGATTGGTTTTATAATAAGTTAGATGAGATAGTTTTTCAAACTAATAAAAACACTTATAACTTGGATTTAATTGGAATGTTAGAACCTTCAATATTCCTTAGATACGAATCAGATGAAAAAGGTAAATATGATTTTCATATGGACTTGGGAAGTGATCAACCAGTATGTTTTAGAAAGTTATCTTGTACTATTTTAGTAAATGATGATTATGAGGGTGGAGATTTAGTATTTAGAGGTTTACCAGAAGATGATGGTCAAGGAAATAAGATTGTTCACTATCCAAAAACTCCAGGAACAATTATATTTTTTCCATCGTTTATGCATCACGCTGTAAGGCCAGTAACAAAGGGAACTCGATATTCAATAGTAACTTGGATTCATGGTCCAACTTTTCGTTAATTTCATAAGTTATTTATATTTATAATTATGAAAAACATATTTGATAAGGTAGTTTACAAGCACATTGTAGACAATGCCACCAAAGGAATTAACCAATATTTTCAAGGTAGTGTTCATTTAAAAAGAAATGAGGCACTATTATATTGCTGGGATATTCTACCAAACGATTACTCACCCTATGTAACTGAAATTAATACTAATACTGCAGTTGATGATGATTTAGTAGAATGGTTCGACTACACTCCTATTCTTAATATTTTAAAGAAATGGGAATACGAAACTATTATAGTTTTAGTTGATGGGAATGAAAGTGAAAAGATAGAAACTGGTAAGTGGTTTATAGAACTAAAAAAATTATGTGAGAGTATTGATAAGCAAGTTAAAATTCAGAGTTGTCATTATACTAAGACTTGGGACTTTAAATCTAATAAAAGAAAAGATTTTATATTAAGAATTGCATGGGACAAGGATTGTCTAATTGATAAATTTGCTGCTGATAAATTAGCATTTAAAAGATTTATGACGGATAACTCAATTGTTACTGCAGACTATGGTAAGGATATATTCGAATCAGACAAGTGGTTTGTTTTTAAGAAAAAAAATGTTGATAAAAAAGAAGGTGTGTCCATATGTAAAATCAAAACCAAAAAAGAATTCTTAGATAAACTCTCCAATTACGATTTTGTAGAAGAATTTATTGAAAGTGATCCGGAATACCAAACAGGATTTCAAGTCGAGATTAAACATTATAATTTGATGTTTAGAGGTGAGTTTTTCAATATGACTCCAAATATTTACACACAATTGTGGGTGTATCATGAAGTAGATGGTGAGAGATTTTTAAATAGAATGTCACATTCTAATTTATTTTTAGATGATAAAATTGATGAGAGTTATGAAGTTGTTAATCAAGAATTAATCCATCCGTTTCAATACAAATATATAAAAATAAATGGTGAATTTAACTTTCTTCAATCGGCCTCAATTTTAGTTTATAATAATAACCGAGGAGAATTCAGACCAATTCATATGTTAGAAGTGGGTGATGTTTTACTAAGGGATGATAAAGAGTTAAGGATAAAAACCTTAGAGGTAATAAAGAAACAGATAAGAGTCAAGGGTGTTTCAACCTCAGAAAATGTTATAATTTACAATGGTTTTCAAATACAGGCAAAATTAGAGAATTTTATAACTGGAATTGACAGTATAATCACAAGTCCATTTAGTGGACAAACTGTTTTAAGTTCAGAAGAAGATGAATTAGTATCTGCAATCATGTCGAAGGTAAAAGACGAAGAGATGCCAGATAGGGTTGTGGAGATAACCTTTGAACTTAGTGGAACTTACTTTACAAGTGAGTTCTTATTTGAAAAACCATTAAAGGTTATCAATACACAAGATTATGACATTAGAATGGATAGAGGAGATAACGCCGAACCATTTGGTTTAGATTCACCCTCACCCACACATGGTTGGGCATCATATAAGCCTGAATTAACTCATAAAATTAAACACATGATGGTTATGAAGTTAAGACCTGGAATGATATGTCTAACCCATAAAACTAAAGATATGAAAATATCACAAGGTTTGTATGGTGATATGGTGCCTTGTAGGGTTGTTAGTATGAAAGAAGTAGTGGGTAAAAGATCACATTGGGATATCTATGATATTCTACCAACTGAAAACTATTTTATGAATAGGATGCACGTACATAACGGACCTGCAAAATATACTTTGGAACGAGGTCCTGAGATAATTGGTCATTGGGATGCAGGTCACCCAAGTTCATTTAATCCACCATCCGCGACATTTTATGATTTATCAACTCGGTTAAATGCTGACATGATGTTTGCAAATGCTCCACAATCAACAACACCGGTGGCAAGAAGTGGAAATAACTTTCCAGATATTCAAAATGCTCATCCAAATCCTGAATTTAGAGCTATTGATAGTCCAGAAACTCATACAGGAATGAGTTTTGCTAAACAACCGAATAACACATACCATACACAACATATGTTTAATTCACAAACTCCTTTAAGCGTGATGGTAGTTGGAGTTCAGATACCACACGGACCCAACGGCACAACTTGGGGTCCCAATACAGCTTTTGCTCCCTCTTCACCAGATAATAAAAGACTTATGTCAATGAGAACTGGAACAAATATGGATGTCGCCATTACTCACCAGGCTGGAAGTTCTACTTGGCGAGTATATAATGGGGGTGGTTGGCAAACATGGCCAGTCGCTCAAGGACCTTACATTGATGAACCAGCTGGTAATACGGCATATGGTCTTCTTGATCCAAATCCAAAAAGTTCAGCCGTAACTGATTACTTTGGAAAATGTAGATTTCATGTACTTCAGATGGATCAATCAGCACCACATAATACTTTTCTAATTAATTATGATAATCCTGGATCCTTTCAACATGGATTCAATGTTCCTACACCTGCAACAAACCCACGAACTCCAAGTGCTCAGGCATCCTTTGGTGGTAATACTCCACAGACACCAACGACTAATCATGGTTCATGGGCCATTACTAAAATTCTAATATGGGAAGCTCTTCTTCCAACTCCTGAACTTGCAGCAGCGGCCGATAGTATAATTGCCGGTCAGACTAACAATGGTGCATTTCACGAAGGTGGCCCACAGGCTACAGGAGCAGGTCCATAATGGCTATTACATTACACGTCAACGGAACGATATTACTCAACACCTCATCACTTGATTCGGATGGTAGTATAAACGATAATCCTGAATTATATGGGTATTCGGTTGATGATATTAGTATTGCAGAGATTATAGACCAAAAACCGGTAATTGGAGTTCCTGGTTTTGATTATACCTTTGACGATATCAATACCATTACGGGTAGTTGGAATTTTTACTCGTCATCGTTATCGGATGGACTGCAAGCTGAAATGATTAGTGTGGCAAACATAAGTCAATCTCACTTCGGTGAGGTGTATGTGTTTAGAGTCACCACCACCGAACCAACTTTGTATGAAGATGAAGATTATGATGTAGGTCATTACAAAAAATATAGAAATTTTGAAGATGGGGTATTGTTAGAAAGTTATCTGGTACCCGTTACACAATCTAATGCTGGTTATAGTATACCAGAATGGGATGACATGGAGTAAAATGTTTAATAAAAATGGTTATGAAATAAGAAAAAATGTTTTAAGTAAAGACACATTAAGTATAGCATACGAATACTATAAAATGAAAGTTGATAACGATGAGGCAACATTAGATATGTCTCAAGTTTTAGGAACTTTTACTATGTATGGTGATACATTGGGCGATTCAATACTCAAGTGGTCATTACCCTTGGCAGAAGAAGTCGTTGGAGAAGAACTATATCCTTGTTATACCTTTATGAGAGTATACAATAACTCAGATATATTAGATCCACATTGTGATAGACCATCGTGTGAGTTTAGTGCAACTATTCCAATATATTTTGATCAAAAATGGCCAATCCATTTACAAAAACATAATTTTGAAAAACATGGAAATGACTTTTTCACTCCACTCAGAACAGAACCATCTAAATCTCTTATACTTGACATGGGGGATATATGTTTTTATGAGGGAACAAAGATGAATCATTGGAGAATGGCATTTGGTGGAACTGAGTGTGTTCAGTTATTTATCCACTATGTTAGAAAGAATGGGGAATATTCAGAATATAAGTTTGACCATCGAAAGAAACTTGGGTTACCGAAAAGTGAAAAAGAACTTTTATCAAATCATACAGACCGTATGAATTCATACTTCGATGACTAAATTTAAAAGGAGTTTAGATAACTATCAATTTTATACAACATCGAGGCAAATATCCTATTGGAAAGAAATAGACGAAGATAAACTACAAACCGCGATAGACCTTTTTCAAGATGAATTAAATTGGGATAAAATGTGGAGTGTGGAAGATGCCAAGCAGAGATTAGAAGATGGTTGGTTATTTTCGGTTCTCGAAATAAACGATGAACTGAAAGGTTGGTACTGGTTAGATTACGAAACCAAAGAGGGATTAAACTTATATGTCCATAAGGATTGTAGAGGTTATGGTTATGGATTTGAATTGATTAGTTATATTATCACTGCAGCAAAATTACAACAATTAGATTATGTATGGGCACAAATAGATGAGTGGAATACGGCTAGTCAAAAATTATTCTTAAAATGTGGGTTTGTAAATGAATAAGTTTATGTTGTTGTCTATGAAAAGGACAGGTTCAAATCATCTACTCAATTCACTTCAAATAACATCTAAAAGAAAAATGGTTTGGTTTGATGCACACCCAAATACTTGGAATGAATTTGGTTTATCGTTTTCAAAAACTGATATGGAGACACATTCTACAAGGTGTTTAGATGAATTGTATGACCAATATAGTGGTTGTAAGATAAATTGGGATGAACCAATTTTTTACAATGCAATAGATGAATTATTAGAATATCCAATTCAGAAGATTTTATTATATAGAGAAAATATTTGGGAAAAGGTTATATCAGAAGAACTGGCAATACAAACTAATCATTGGATTGCACCTATTGGTAGACATAGAGTTTTAAAGGAAGGTCATAAGTTTGATTCAATTGATGTTGATGTGGTGAAGAAAAAAATGTCTGATGTCAGAGGTAAAATTGACTATGTGATGAATAACATGGATGATAATTTTATAGTATATCGTTATGAAGATTTATATTCACGGAATAATTATACCGATAAACATAAAGAAAATTTTAGAAATCTATTAGACAGATTAGATATTAAAGTTGATGAAAAGATTTTCAATAATATTATCGGTGATTTAATGTGCGAAGAAAAATGTTATAAGACAGATAAAACATATACTTATATAAAAAATATAGATGAGTTAAAAAAGTTAAAGTGAATAAAATTGATGAAAAGTTACAAGTTTATCAGGAGTTAAATTTTTTAAACTTGAGTGACTATGATGTTGAGTTATCGAAAGAAATTGCAATAAAAAATCACGAAGATAAGATACATTTGACAAGTTCATATAATATTGCTATTGATTCTAACGATGGGATATTCAAAGACCTATACGAAAAGTTTATACTGAGTTTCAAAAAAAACTTTGGTATTCAAAGTGTAGGTATTCCTAAAGATGATTATTACACTATGGTGAATAATGAAGATTATTGTCCTATAAACTGGCATAATCACAAGGCAACATCACAATGGGTTGGAGTTTATTATTTAAATGTTCCAAATGATATGAAAGGTGGAGATATATCATTTAGAGAAGAAGATTACGAAATATCCATCAGACCAATTGAAAATTCATTAATTGTTTTTCCAAATTGGTTATTACATAGTACAAATTATATAGATGGTAAGGGATATAGAATATCTATAAATATGGAAGTTGTATATAAATAAATTAACAAGTGGAGACATGAAAATGAAAAGGTTATTATTGATATTAGGAATGGTTTCACTCCTAACATCACAGACCGCAACATTACAAAATAGTATAGTAGGATATACATCCATTGGTGATTCAGTTACATTTGAAAAACCATATCTTTGGTCATTCATTAAAAGTGATGATTCAAAATGGGGAATATCGATGTTCTTGGACGCACCTTGGGCAAGAGGTAGTGTTTATGTTGAGGAGTTATTCTATAAACCATATAGTGATAAGTTCACTATTGGATTAGGACGACAACCAATCCCATTTGGTTCTAATGTTCCATATTTGGATTTAACAAGAGGTGATAAATTTACCTATCAAACACCAACACCTAATGATGTTGGACTTTTGTATTTCGGAGATGGTGTTAGTGTTTATGGTGGAATTGGTAATTGGTTTATCGAAACCTATCGTGGAAATGATATAGAAAATGGATTTGATGAATATACCGTAGGTCGTGTGAGTTATGAATTTGGTGACCACTTTGTTGGTGTATCACTTGATGACCAAAAAAGACAGGCACTTGATGTAAGTGGATATAGTGAGTTCGTGGATTATGTTACAGAATTCAGAGAAGATTATCAATGGGGAAGAGCCGTTGTTAGACTACCTAATATGTGGCATCTAAAAGGTTTAGGACTAATTGGTGGTTTGGAAAGAACCGAAGATGAAACACAGGCACTTTATGGAGTAACTTGGAGTTACGGAGAAAATCGTTTTCTCTCTACCGAATTAAGTGGTGATGGTGATTTAAAGGTTAAAGTTTATTATCAATTTAATTTAAAAATAGGAAAAGAAAATGAGTAAATTTTTAAAAGGATTTATATCAATTGCTATTGCGGTATTCGCTTGGTCTACCCTTGAGGTTACAGGAAGTTTTATATTTGCAGAAGGTGCCGGTCCAGTATCGGTATTGTCGGTTAGGTTTTTGATAGCCACACTATTGTTTGGTGGAGTGATGTTGTGGAAGAAACAAACAACAGGTGAAAATCTATTTGTGGTGGCGAAAGAAGATAGAAAACAATTCTTGATAAATGGTATAATATTGGCAGTACATTTGTTGGTGTATTGGTTCGCTTGGGAATTACTCGATCCGAATCTACCTGTGATTTACGCAATATTCTATATGTATCCATTTGTGTTATGTCTGATTTCCATATTTTACTATGGGGAGAAATTCAGTAATAATCGAAAGCTTGCATTAGGATTGGGAACACTTGGTTGTATGTTTTCAATCGAGTTGATACCAACATTCTCACTTGAAGGTCTAAACACTAAAGGTGTGTTATTAGATGTTGCAGCCTTATTTACTTGGGTAGCATACTTATTAGTAGGACAAGACATTATGAGAAAGTATAAACCACTTACGATTGTGTTTTATGATTTTTTGAGTGTGTTTGTTTATGTTTCATTATTTCAATCACCAACGACAACCATTTCAGAAGTAACATTTAATGGTTTATTGGCAATCACTTACATTTCAGTAGTGGCTAGTGTTATAGCTTACTTTTGTTATTGGATAGCAGTAAAGAATATCGGAGCAAGTAATACAGGAATGGTTGAATTAGGAACACCAATCTTCGGAGTAACACTCGGTTACTTTTTCCTATCCATGACACCATCGTTATGGCAAATGCTTGGACTCGTGATGATTTCAAGTGGGGTGTTTTTAGTTTATAAAGAACAAGAAGTAGTGTATGACCAATGATTTCGTAGTAAAAAGTGATGGTTTTGCCTTCGAGGTGCCTTCTTCTCATAAATTTAGATTCGAATTAATCGAAGGTCAACAGATTTTAGATGTTGCTATTTGGTGTAAAGAACAACCAACAAAAGAATTTTTGAGTATGCATCAGACCATGTTTATTAATGGTCGTAAAATCACAAAAGGTTCTTTGTTATACTCGGACTATATAGAAAGAAGAGTTATAGCAGAGTGTATTGAAGAAACTGAATATGAATCATCCAAAGAGGGATATTTTCATCATAGTGTAATGGGATATTGTGATGATGTTGAAACTAAAACTAATAGGAGCTGTAAAACTAATTTTTTAAATAGCATTAAAAAGTTTGGATTAGAAGTTGAGAATCTTAATGACAATACAATAAATTTATTTGAAAAATTTACTTGTACACCAGATGGTAATTTATTACATTATCCATCTGATGCAAAAAAAGGAGATTACATCACATTTTTAAGTCATGTAGATTTATTAGTCTCGGTTTCTTTATGTCCCTCAGTAGATTTGACAGAAGAATTGTATGAAAATTATAGTGTAAAACCAAATATACCAATAAAAATATCGATATATGAATAACAAAGAGTTTGTAATTAATTGGTACGAAAACCACATATGGGCTCGTCCTTGGCCATCGACAATATGTGATGGAGTTGGTTGCATTGCAATTAGGGATATCCCAAAAGGTACGAGTGTGTATGATAAATGTGATAGGAGTATTCGAGTATGGGTGGATTGGAAAGATGTTTCACATTTCCCTCAAGGTCTCATCCAATGTGTTTATGATTCACAAATCTCTGTTGGGACAAAACCTAATGAAAAAGACTTTACTTGGAAAGAAGAATATGGTAAATTATGGATGTATACTACTGAGGGTTTAAATTGGCAATCAAATTGGTTCTTCCAAAATCATTCAGATACTCCTAATCTCGATGTTGAAGTAGTTGGTAGTAGAGACTTCAAATATTTCACTAATCGTGATATCAAAAAAGGTGAAGAATTATTTGAAGATTATACTGATTATGGAGACTGGAATGGAAAATCAAGTTAGGTATGTTGATTTAGGTTTAGTATCAAAAGAAATATATACTGGTATTTGGGAATATCAGCATGTAATAGATATTCAAGAACCAACTATATTACAATGGTCAATGGAAAAGGAATCGGTATCATTTAGTGGAATACACCCTACCGATTTAACACATATATTTGAACATTTGGAAGATAAGATAAGAATTTGGGACGCTCCGATATTAATTAGTGATAATTGGAAAACCGAAGTAAACAACAATATAGCATTTTACCTCGAAGGACCTTCAATTACAAATATTTTATTCTTCAGTAAACTTGATTCTGAGGACACTTATGATTTGTGTAAAAAATCTGTAAATGAGGAATGTTCTAAATATAATATAGAAGTTAAGCAAAATAATAGAAATGATTTACTATTTTATCTTGATGGACAATGGAAAAAATTCGTTGGTGCAGGTAGAGTATCAGTATTTGATTGGAACGAAGTGTGTCTCAGTATTAACTACAAGGTAAACACAGAATTGGGAAATAAGATTAGAAAGTGGGATGATAAAAAAGTATTAAAGTCAGTATATCTTTACGAAGGCGATGACTTACAGAAACATATAGAAAAATTTGGTGGTGATTTATCAAATATAATTGGTAGTTTGTCAGAGGTAAATTCAACGATAAATCAAGATAAATTTAATTCTAAATTTGTAAAAAACTTCACTAATAAATTAAACCTCGAAATAAAAAGTGATAGTCTAACATCTGATGAACTATATGCAATACAGAGTCGCGGTGAGGCTAGGTTGTCAGATGATGAGTGGCTAAACAAAGGAATAGATCAATTTATTCTTTGATTTGAAAATGTAGATAACTATTTATAATTATGAAAAAGACAAATACGAGAAAAAAGAAAAAGTCAGATAAAAAGGACTTATTCCATCACATCACTCATATTACACAACACCAAACAAAAGGTTATTGGGATTCTCTAAATGAAACGGAGAAGAAACAATGGTCTAATTATATGATTCATAGATTCATCTCTATGAAGATGGACTATGTAGAGGTTGCAAATGAATTTCAAAGGTATAAGTTAAAACCAAAGGAATTATATAAGTTATACATAAATGTTCTTCCAAAAAAGAAAGAATGGTTACGATACATAAAAGGAAAGAAAGATATGAAATACGAAAAGTGGGTAGTTGAGATAGTAGCAAAACACTACGAATCAAGTTTATCAGAGGCAAGAGGATACTTAGAAGTGTTCTACTCAACCGAACAAAACAAGGCAAATCTTAAAACCATATTACAGAAATATGGTGCTGAACCAAAGGAAATCAAAAAACTAAATCTACCATAATGACAAGAGTAAACTATGAAACTCTCGGTAAACTCATTGATGTAGATGAGAAAGACTTGGAGTTTGAAAGGGTTACAAATTCAATAGATGTCGTGGATATAGAATATGGTGTAGAAGTCATATTTGATTACTATCGTAGGCATGGATTTCCCCACTATAAAATTCGTGAAGATGAAAAACACGACCACATGAAGAAACTGAGAAAGTTTGATGTGAATACAATACTCAAAGATAATCAGATTGTTCAAACTATGCATGGATTGAGATTGGCTTGGACTTACTTTCCACATTTTTGGGAAATTATTTGTGGTAGTGCTAAGAAATCACCTATGGATGTATTCCACGATGATAAGATGTTTAAATCCACAATCCGTAAATGTTGGAATTGGGAACAGAAACATTACAAGGGTGAGGACCCAAATGGTGAGAGAAACGTATTTCATGAAAATAGATTAAGACAATC